TCTATAGTATGTGTGCCAATCATATAATCCTGTCACATCAGTCAAGAGTTCTACAAACTCTATTAGATCTACGTCTTCTTTATGATAGACATAGTCACCACATCTATTGTTCCACCACTCACCCTCAGGTTTAGCGTCAGAGAATTGATTGATTATATCTCTTGAGTATACTCTCTCAGATTTCTGTGGGCATAATTGATATGCGACAGAGAATGATAGTTGATCTCTTATTCCACCCTTGTTGTACCACTCCCACCACATATTATTGAACTCATGATCATTCCAACTTCTCCAGATGATAGTGCATAGTGGTGAGAAGTATTCTTCAAAGTTGTAGTCAGTCTCAGATAATTCTATTGTGAACTTTAGTATGTCGTCAGGATCTACCCACCCTCTACTCACATACTCCGCACATTCTTCAAGGTACGTGTGTTTGTGTGGGTGTTGCATGTATGTGAACCCACCTCTACCTATTATCTCCTCACTCAACTTCTTGAAATCATCATTGAGAAGGTGGACTTTAGATGCGTCAATGTATACACTAGGTCCGTCAAAAGGACACAGTATTTTATCCTTTCTACTACTCCTTATTGGGTCACCCAGATCCTCTACATCAGTGATGACCTTCACCCACGATGGTGCTTGTAGATTCTCAATATAATTGTTTGTGTTTATAGTATAGTAGATCATAGAACTCCACTCTTACTCATCATAAATTCATGATTATTCTTTGTATATAGTTTGGGGTGTAGACCTGTAATTTTTCTCAACTCATGTAGTAATTCATCCTTCCTTAGATATTGTTGCAAGTCTCCTCTCTGTGGATGCTTACCTCTTCTACCAAACTTATTGTGATTACCTAAAGGTATACCTGTCTCTTCTCTATTCTCAATGATTGATGGTAGCACATCTGATTCTTTGAGTGCCATGTCAAATGCTATCTGATCTCTATTACATCCTACAAGTGACCACTTATACCATGACTCATTGAACCTATTGATCTCTGGTGATATTGTTCTCCATAATATAGTCCCAAGTGGACTACTATATTTTTTGAAATCATACCCTGCATCTTTCAATCTCTGTGTCAGTAGTATGGCATCATCAAAAGAAAAGAATGCACACATGAATCCTTCTAGTATCTCATCATAGTATGTGAATCTTGATGGGTGTCTTAGTATGGTGAAGGGAAAACATGTTCTACTATTTCTTAGGAACATAGGTGTGTGTTTATAGCATGCATCAATCCATATTGTTTTTGATCCACTGGGAAAAAATAGATGTGGATTCGCTTTGGGATAAAATGATAGTCGTCTTGGGCAATCAATGTCAACATCAAGTTTGATATACTCCCATGGTGTTATAGATGTGTCTATCGTACCATCATGAAAACAAACATACCTTACACTAGGATGATAGTAATCTGACACCAGATTATCATACCCATTTGTAATGCATGTGTATATTATTATGTCTCCTACATCTGTGAATGTATTTGTGCTAAACGTCTTCTTTTCTACTGGTAAAATCTTACGTATGGTATCAACAATGTCACCTGTAGGTTCATGTAGATTATATGATTCCCCATATGATTTTACTCTCGTGCTTTTACTCATATCAATAGCAAGGTCTACCCTGTGTGCCTTGACTACAAGAAACTCTGCGATAGAACTTGATACCTGATCTCTGTTTACACCACTATCATACCATTCTCTCCAGACCTTACACCACTCTGCAACTTCGGGAGTCAATCTCCTCCATATCACACAGTTGATTGTTTGATCATAAAATTTGACTGGAAATTTTATGTCCTTGATACGTTTACACATATCAAATATCTCTTCCTTGGTTGAGAACCCATGGTAATATAGTTTCTCAAACTCTTTGATAAGAGTTCTCTTGTCAGGATGTCTTTGAAGAACAAAATCATATTCATCTAAGAGAATCTTAGAGTATTCAATGAGTTCATCAGTGATAGTATATGCAGCATCAATCCACACAGTGACAGTGTCAGGAGGAAAGTATAATTGAGGGCAATGTTTAGGATGATATGATTTTCTTACTGGACACTCTTCATCTATTTCTATCTTTCTATACTCCCACCCATCTGTGTCAGGTTTGACACCATCATAGAAACATATAAATTTTACATCTGATTTTGGTGGAGGTGATAGTCTATCATATCCATTAGTAATTGATGTATAAAATATCATCCATTCAAAGGATCTTTTGGTAGCAACTGACCTGACAACTCTCCCAATTTTCTATTGGTTACTTCACCTGGTTCACGAGAGAACCATCCAGTCGCTATGTATTTTGGTGTGTCACCTGTTAGAAAAGAACCTCTATGCACATGAGTGTATGCTGCAGGCCATAATACAACAGTGCCTTTCTTTGGTTGGAATGATATCTCCTGATGATAGAAGTCTGTTGCTCCACCATTCTCTAGTGGTATATCATTTAGATATATCATCCATGTCACAACTCTATCTCTATACAGGAAACTACCATTCTCTGAATGCCACATATGATATCCACCACCAGAAGATGTCTTCTGTATCTTACATGTCCATGATGATACAGGGTCTGATGAATCTAGTATACCTTTATACTTCTTTGCATAGAGTTCAAATGCTCCACCTACTGCTTGATTGATTTCCATGGCAAGACCAGGATCACAGATCTCAAGATATAATTGCTGATCTTTTCTACCAAGACCACCTTTCTGATGGAATTGTTTACCACCATCACCAAGTGGTGACAAAGTAAGTTCTTTACCTGCTACCTCTGTGACCTTGACCTCCTCTATATGTTTCTTACCATACCAAAACTCAAATGAGTCTACAATAGCATCACAGAAATCCCACTTGACAAAATTTTCAAAGACACCAATGGCACCATGGTCAACCATACCACTGAAATCAGGTTGCTTGAACTCTGGTGGGAGCACGACTTCATTTTTACTCTGGTCGTATTTGACTCTTTCAATTGACATTTTCGGACTCCTGTTTGCCTTGGTTTATGTAGACCTGTGGTGGTATTCTACCACAGTATTCATCTAGTTGCATGACTTCTTGTATTTTTACATCAGCACCCTGCTCTCTCCAAAAATCAGTGAGTGCATGGTTACTATTCTTGTGAAAGATTTCTATATGCTCTTCGTGTATAGCAGAACCCATATCTAATCTGTAATTGAATAGTGGTGTGGCATATGATTTACCACTGTCAAGTATCAAGTCTTCGGAGACTGCTCTTGGTCTGATGTTTTGGTCGATTTTCCACTGCGATCCCCTGCTGTGAAGTTTGAGAAGTTTAGTTGCATGATGACGAGTAATAAGGTAGCAAGCAGCAGAAAAGTCATTGATAAATCTGTGGTGTAACTTTAAAGTTATACCATTAGGATTTATGATAGTCAACTGTAGACAATCAAACGCTACTGGTACTCTACGTCTCACATCTTTCCAAGTAAAATTCCAATGCCTTGCTAGTGACAGGTCAACATCATCTTCCATGATGAAAATCTCATCATGGTCTGTCTCCTCTACAAAATATTTGAGTGCAGTAAGATGTGACATGACACATGCTAACTCACCATCATTCATACTAGGTGGTACTGTACCCTTGAGATATGATTCATACTCAGCACCATCAATACCAGAGATTCTATGGTGATCTTTGATCTCCCAATAGTCGAACTGTTCCTCCATATATTTCTTTCTCTCAGGAAATCTGTCAAGATTTATCCATAAGACAGGAGGGAAGTGTGCTAATTTGAATACTGCTTTGTTCCTATCCATTTCTTCTCTTTATATAATCTACCTCCTCATAATATTTTAGAAGAGATTTCTTACCCTTTACCTTTAGTAACTCCCACAATTTTTTATTGTCTTCACAGTATGGATTGTTGAACCATGAGTTCTTTGTTCTGCCATGTTCAAGGTGGAATACATTCTCAGTCAACCTTGCAACACTTGATAGTAAATTGAATCTAAAATATCTTTCATCATCTTCGTATCCATATGCTATAAACTTTTCATTCTCACCACCCAGTCTCTTATACTCTTCAGTATCAAAGAACTGACAGAATCCATACTTGGCATCCCACTTTCTCAAACGTCCATTGAATGATTCAAAATTGAATCCACTATTGATAAAGGCAGTCGCATGTTCATCAGCGATGTGGCATTGATATTGATACTCTCCTAGACCGTATGGATATACAACTTTTACAGGTTGACCACCCTCTGCATCAGGGTGAACCCACCCCTTCAATATCATATTGGTTGCATTGATATATGAATCAACAGGTAAGATGATGTCACTGTCATAGTTGCATACAACAGGTGTCTTCACCATCCATAGCATGTCATTTAGAATTTTTGTTCTGTGAAATGTAAACTCATCACTCTCTTCAAATATATGAGTGATACAGTTCATCATCTCTGGTTCAAGTGCTTGCTCAAGTAGTGGTTGGACATCACGTAGATATACAGACTCCTTATCTACTTCTTTGACAATGATTCTACATGCAAAATTACGAGTGAGGTATATCAATGTTGTTATGATATTTCTCATACGATCAGCAGTCTCAATCCTAAGTGGTATGATGAACGTGCACCTAGCGAGATTGAATCTATGTACTTCTTGTCCTTCGATCATAGTACCTCCCAGTTGTCACAGTATAGGTCAGAAGTATCATGATCTTTTGTATACCCTGTACCAAACCATCTCTTTGGTGCAATAATTCTCTTGTCAGGATTCTTACATAACCATGACCCCCACCATGAGAATGATGAGTTAGCAATAATAAAATCAGTACACAATGACATCATGTACAAATCTGCAAGATTGTCTCCACCTTCTGAGATAAGGAACCTGTCATCAGGGAACTCAGTGCTACACCATTGAGGATCATCAGAAAAAATAACCACTGTGCGATGCTTATCAAACTTTGACAATGCAGTATCATAATATTCTTTGGGGCAGGGTGGATGGTTGTCACAATTTTGTATGTAATCACCACGTCGTACGTGTAAAGCGATAGGATCTTGAACAGTCTCCATCATCTCATCGCATGGTGCTTTGATCTGATTCTTGAACTCGAAGTCCTCTCGTATTTCATTCTCTATAATATCAAAATATTTTGTGCTCTGCAAATATGCATAGACATTGTGTCCGTCTGGCATATTATCATATAAGTTCTGATCGAAGTGGAAGTGTGCCTCTCCTACATACGGACCTGCACATACACCTATGTTTGTGAGACCCTTGAGTTTGAATGCCTCAAATAATTGATGATCATTCCACTCATCTTTGAAGTCACTCTCTGGTATCATGAAATCAAATCCACGGTGGGCAGCGATACCTCTGAGTCCAGCATACTGGAACATCTGATTGCCTAGTCTTCCGTGTCTTCCAAGGTGGTTGAATCCTATAGTCATAATAAATGTTTCTTCCTCAAGTATTCAATCTCCTCTGGTATGAGGTGTTCATTTGACCTTTGTGTTTGGTTCCTATGTTCTCTGTTTGATATATGTATGTCCTCTAAAACCACAGGGTTTCCAAGCATTGTATACAATCTATAGTACATGTCACAGTCCATCAACATGACCAACTTCTCATCAAAATATTCTCCAAGACCATTCCTAAGAGCAAGAATTGAAGGAGAACTAAGAGTGTTGACACCCTCCAATAATCTGTCGTTGTAAACTGGTAACTTTGGATTGTAATGTGTCTTGCCATCGTCAATAGTGTGAGCGAAACCAGTCACTGCCCATCTTACTCCGAAGTCAAATGCTTTGTCAAGTTCTTCTGTAAGAGTTGTTGTAAGTATAAAGTCATCTGAGTATAGTATCTTTACAATCTCTCCCTCTGCCATCATCATGGCATTGTTTGTATTGACAGAGATATTACCCTCTGATGCTTTCTGAAATTTGATGTCTAATATATCATAATCATTCAGTGCTCTGAGTATTCTTCTATCATCTCCTTGATGTGATACACATAATTGAAAGTCCTTTGATGTTTGTTGTGATAGTGGGTACAGTATATCAAACATGTACTGCTCACACCTTGGGTGGTCGTGAGTTGGAATGCAGTAACTTACTCTCATAATGAAAGAAGCAACTCATATGGTTGACATCTTCTGCTTCTTAGTTTGTCTCTGATATCTTGATCAACTGACTCATGAATGTACCACTCCTCCATCGTGCAAGGTCCGTTCATTATATCTTCACCAACTAAATCATAACCATGCTTTTCAAATATCTCTCTGTGTCCATACACATCACCCCACTGCCTGTATAGATCATGCTCGTAGGTTACACACTTGAATTGTAATTCATCAAGAGGAAAATTTCTCAACGCTTCGAGTGTATTATGTGGTGGTTCAAGGTCAAAAGATAGATAATCTATTTCTCTTGGTAGACCAAGATCGTCAACTGCTTTTACATAGTCAAACTTCATTGCATCTGCTTCATAGAGTTTGGTGTTAGGACGTACACCTTCCCACTCTTCACATAGATGATGTTCTAGTTCTATTGAAAATCCTCTCCAATTATATCCCTCCTCAAGTAACCATGTATTATTACCTACGTATGGTACAGCACCACCTACCTCTATGAATGTACCATCAACCTTCGCATCTGTGACGACCAATGCAAATATATCTTGCCACACCTGAGAATAATTCTTTTTCAAATTTTTCATACCCTCAGGTTGCACCTTCAAATAGTTCCAATCTTTATGGAACCAATTGGTTTGACCTTCACCACTAATCGGCATTGTTTACTTCCTCAATAATTTTACGAGTGAGTCTTGGCACGACATCATTGTCACTATGAAATCTCTTAGCAACTTCATAGTTATGTTCTATCGCTTTCTTTCTTTTATCATAGCAGTCTGAGTCAAGTCTGCCTACTATCTTCTTCAACTCATCAAGATCACTGAAGGTTATGATACCATCCATGTGGAACCAGTCACCTATATTAGGACAACCAAAGTATATGGGTACAGTTTTAGATGCAAAGCAATCTATAATCTTCTCGGTAAAGTAATTCTTTTGTTGAGAGTTCTCCACAGCGATGTGGAACTTAGAACTTTCAAAAAAATCATTCCTTCTTTCATGAAATGGTGGTGATATATGTGAGTAGTATTGTAGTCCATTGGACACATCAACTCCCTTCAAGTATTCAAATATGTCTATGCGTAATTTATGACCTTTGCTCTGATTTTTACTGCTAGTGACAAACGACACATTGTTTGTCTTGTTTATCTTCAAGTCCTTGAAGTCTAACCAACTACTACCCCACTCAAATAATTCTGCCTGTGGATACCTATCAATAAAACTCTGACAGAAAGTGTATATCTTATCAAACTTATATGCAGATCGTATTGCCCCTTCACTCACTGTTGGTAGTATAGCAAGTGGTTCTGCTAAAAATAAAATCTTATAGTCTGCCGACTCATCATGATCTAGGTTGTCAATAGAGATGCTAACTTTCTTATTGAAGTCTAGTCCTCTGTCTCCCCATGGGTTCCACCACAGTGGGTAAATGCTCGCAGGTTTCATCGTATGTTTTGGAAATGATAATGGAAACCAAAGGTTTCTTCTTCACTGTCTGGTAGAGTTTCTTCTCTAGAGAATTTACTCGCCACCGAGACGGGAGCATACACACATCCCTGTCCCTCAAAGATGTGTCTATTGTGGCAGCATATGTTCCCGTCTTCATTATATAGTCCAGCACCCTGATGTTTGTAAA